TCCCATCTATACCTCCACTTCCAAACCTACACCAAGTAACGTCATTGGTGTTGGATCTGCTTGAGTGATCTCGACTTGAGCTAGATCGGTCCACCCTAATAAATACATTTCCTTTATCCCGGTGTAAGGAGTTGGCGCACTGCCCAAAGTTAAACCAAAGTTTCGATCAATAAATCGATTACCATTAATACTAATTCCTAAAGATTGATATACATTTGGCACCACTTTTACAATTCGTTTTTTCCTGGTCAGAGTTGGTCCGTCCTGGAAGTCCATATTGATCGGCATCGTCTTAATACTGGTGGTGTAGTTCAATCCAACTTCAATAACAGTGGCATTTTCTGTTAGGGTAATTGCTCCCGTTGCCGGAGTGGCATCATCATAAATAGCTCCATCGGCCCGCACTCGACAAGCCTCGCCATTTAAGTGAGCTAATCCTGTTACTGCTGTTCCCGGTGCTCCCAGCGTCACTGTTTTATTGGCATCGGTATAAGTATCAACATCCAATTGTTCCAGGTAACGAACTGTTACTTCGTTTATGGTTCTTTTGACCACAAAATATATCTCGTCAACAACCACAGCTACACTCTCAACTTCTCCATTAGTGGTCCATTTTGTCCAACCACTAACTTCTTGCGCTCTAAGGGTATTAAATACGGCTACAGAGCCGTCTCCATTAACGAAATAGACGTAGTTAGCATCATCACTAGCAGTACCCTTGGAGACATCCATATCAACCGGAGAATTAAGTAAATGGGAAGCTAATAAAGAAACCGTCCCGGAGGTGTAAGCGTCCTCAGTATAGGAAAATAAAAACTCTCTCACTGACTTACCGGCTCGATCTATAAATATGACCGATCCGTCAATCATTTTTGGTGGTATGGAGGTCGATCCATATAAGGTTTGTCTTTTTACGGCAACTTTAGCGGGAGTGATTGGTGAGTCTTGAATTGAGAACTCACCACCGGTAGTAAATACATTTAAATGCCGGCCCGCATAAACCGCTGTTACTGCATTGACCTGATCAGTGTCCAGGGTAACATCGATACCTTCATCGTCCAGACCTGTACCTACAGCATAATTATAAAAATCATTGGTCTTGGAACCCCATAATGTCTGCGGGCGCGACAATGATCCACCAAACCAAAGCCTACTCTGGTAGAAAGTGGCACTTTTAGGCCATCCCCTACTAACGGACCATACATCCTCGACACTAATAACTAGATCATCGTCTGTATGCTCTGCTGCGGTTGAGCCGTTCTGTGCTCTAGTACAGCCGGTAAAGGTATCGGGACCGGTTGTAACACCAGTATAGCTGATCACCTCACTATTAATTTGGATCTTCCCGGCAGCCGCAAAACCAGCGGTACTATCAACTGTAATTGTTGTGTCTGACTCGTTTAGATCGCCACTCAAGGGAGTTGAATCGCCTTCATAATCATATTGCGGAATATTGGTTAAGCTTATCGTCGATAAAGTCCAGGACGTATGAATAGCTCCTCTGACTAATTTTCTTGGTTGGTGGTCCTTATGGACCAGAATCATGGTATCAGCAGATTGTGTCCATTGCAGCTCGAATAGTTGTGCTGTAGTGTAGGGTGTTACGACATCTGCCTGGTGAACACCATCTTTATAGATCGCGACACTTAGATTGGTAAAGACCATTAAATAAGTTTGTTCGACATTAAAGGCGAATGAGGCGAGCCGCGCTTCAGCATTTATTGTAGCTACATATTTAAAACCTGGCCTTCTTTTAACTCCCCCTTGAGGCATAGTCATAACATTGATAGCTTCTGCTGCACCCTGGTAAAAATGTTTTATATCGGATCTAGCCGAAAGCCTGGGATCCAACACACCAGAATTAAACGTAGTCTGTAGGGAAATAACTTTCGGCATTATTTCCTCACTTCAATAAAAGGTGAATCTACTATTGGTGAAGGTGGACGAGCTTGTGCATCGACAAACCTCGCTCTTCTTAATTGTGAGTCATACATACGACTATACTCTTCAGCTTTGGAAGAGTTGTCGGTAACTGGAATAGCAAAAATAGAGGCCAGGTTAAATTCTAATAATCTAACGAAATAACTTGGCAATTGCGATTCATCCGGCTTAAAGATAAAATCCAAATCAACTGTTGATGCGTTTGCGTAGATCTTATCTTCGTAGATCTCATAATCTACTTTTGGGTAAACTTTTGTTGCGACAATATAATTAGCCGGTAATTGAAAAGCATAGGTCCATTCGTTTTGTGGTGCCGCTGTTAGTCTGCTTAATGAGGCTTTACCAGACGCGAATCTCCATCTATGTAAGGATAATAAGTTTTCATACGTTGTGTTATAAAGTGCATACGCAGTATTTGCCCCAGCACCTCCATCTGTAAATGACGCAATCGGTCCATGACCGATAAGGTTGAGCGCATTGGAACAGATCTCAATTGCTGTTGCCATAATTTACCTCTTAAAAATGGCAGCCAACTTAATTAAAAGCCGCTGCCATTTTGTTATTTTTATATCACTTACACCTAGTCGTCGTCTGTTGCGGTTACAACTAGAGCGTTGTTCACGTCAACTACGGTTCCGTCATTAGCAGATACTAGATAGAATCCAGCCGCCAACGTGCCACCTGTTGAAGTGTTCGCTATAATTATATCTCCCACAGTTAGATCAGCTGCCGCGCCATTAAAATAGCCAACAGTATCAACCACCGCTGTTGCGTCAGTTGTAGAGTAAGACCATAATGTAGGTGAGCTGCTGTTGCTTGGACCAATACGGTGTAAATTTGGATGTGAATATGCCATAATTTATTCTCCTATTATTGGTAAGAAACAGAAACGATACCGTCACCATCTCTGGAAACAGAACCGGCTTTCATCACACCATTACATAACCAGGATGTTTTTTGTGCAATGTAGTTCACATCTGTTGATATATCAAGACCGATAGCTAAACCAACTGCGCTCTTGTGCCATGCAAATCCTTCCCAAGTGGAAGCTGCATAAGGTAAACCACCTTCAGTTCGAGACTCGATAATGTGCCATTGGAAACCCATATATGTATTTAGATCTCCAGCCATTAAAGCCTTTACAGTGTTGTAGTCCGAGCTAGTTGTAGTTGATAAGTTAAGCATATCTTCAAGACCGTCCGCAGAAACCGCTATATGGCGATCACCACTTGGAACCCCTTTGTCGTTAAGGTGTTTTGAAGATGTGATAACCTTGGCTAGTGTCATACCACCACCACCATGAGCAATTGTTCCGGCAGGTGAAGCTTCAGCTCCTAACGCATCAATGATAAGCTGATCTAGTCTGCGTCCGAGTGCTCCTGCGATAGTTTGTGCTAACTCAGTTTTCTCGTCGAAGTTTACTTCAGCTTGATCAAAAATATCAGTGTACTCAGGCGCGTTCCAATTACCTAGTGTACAACTGATAAGGCTATGACTAACATCCATCGGTGTAACATCCGCTTGACTAGGTTTCTGATTTGCTAAACCTTTGCCCATTTTGCGGAATTTATATATGTCACCAACCACATTATTGCGGACGGTAACTGTATCACGAAGCGAACCTGCGGTCTGAAACGCGTGTTTCACCTCGCTATCGAATAGCTGCTGAGCAGCCGATGATAAGTTTTTAGACATAATGTCTCCCTAATTAAATTAATTTTCATGCCGGGTGTCCGCACTTACGGGCCGATAGTCCTGCTGGCATGGGCCTTTAATTAAGGGTGTCCATTATGTAGGATTTTATTATTATAAGATACATTTTGTTACTTGTGCAACAATTTGTAGCTTTTTTTTAAATAAAGCTGCTTACGGCAGCCACTCGCACTTTGACTACTCGCTAGGGTAAAGGAGAAAATATTGGAGAGAACCCCATTAACCAAGGCAGTGAACCTGGTTAATATTTTGATAAGCTAAGTAGCCTTCACTATATTGTTTTAAAGTCTTTGCATCAGCATGGATTATTTCCCTCATACCTCCATCCCGCGCTTGCATCCATCCAATTTGATATGCTCGCGGCTTTGATTTTATGTTCTCGCACATAGGCGGTTTTTTTTTACTTTCAATCACCATAGAAGTCTTTAAATTTCTGTTCGACTTCTTTGCGATATGCTGGCGATTCCTGGTACTTAGGATCACCAAGTAATTCATTAAGTGATTCCTTGGTCATTCCAGGCTCCCTTACTTCATTTCCTTTCGGCATCCTACCTTCACCACTCTTAGCTACTAAAGTTTCCAGTACCTCCACACCACTGGCCGAAGTTGCTAGAGCTTTAAATCCTTCAAATTGGTCTTTATTCAAATTAGCTTTACCCCAATCACCAAGATCACGCAGCCTGGCTTGGGCATTTGTTCCTAGTGCCTGGATCTCATTATCCCTATATCCATCAGTGTCCCCTATTTCTTGCTTGATCCAACCATGCAGCAGCTCGGAAAATGTTTCTTGACTCATGTTCGATTGCTTGGCAGCTTCTTGAAACCAGGTCATTCTTGGATCTTCAAGATCGAACTGTCCTTCAACTCCTTCCGGTAGCGATAGTTCATACTTGTCCGGTGATCCAGTGAATCCACCAAATTTCTTTTCTAGTTCACTGTAAGCTTTCGCCTGGTCCTCTACTGATTTATATTTATCTTTCAACCATTCAGGCTTTTCACCTTCCGCTGCAGCTTCAACTGGAGTTTCCTCGACAGCCGTTTCTTCTGCTGCTGTTTCTTCTACTGGTGTTTCTTCAATCAAAGTTTCTTCTTCACTCATTGTGCTCTCCTAAATTATTTTTTTTTCTTGTTACCAGCCAAAGCCAATTGTTCCTCAATCTGTCGAACAATCATGTTTTGACCTTCTCTTATCCCGGCACCGAACTGTGACGAGTTTGCGTTCAACACTGGCCGATCAAGCGTAATTGCTCGCAACCGGTCAAGCACATATTTACCTGCATCAGTGCTAAAACATTCGTTAAACTGTCCCGCTATTTCACGCGACTTTGCTTCATTCTTCTTTTGTGCTTTCTTAATGGCTGGACCATTAAGATCAAGCGACTCCCAACTGCTGTCCACCTGTATCTGTCTCCTGTGCTTGTGCTTGTTCTTGCATAACTTGAGCTGCTTGTTCCTGCAACTCATTTCTCTCCTCTTCAGATCTTAATAATTCTTGGTCTAGTCCAAGCTTCTGGCCGATCCAAGATGGTAGATCTTCAACCTTAGTTCCCAAACCAAATATTTCTGGTCCTAAACCGATTGTCATTTGCATAAATTGTTGAATCGCTAGTAGATCTTCTTGATCCTGCGCTCTGGCTAATGGTGAAGTATGTTTGATAGTAACTTCTCTACCATCAACTTTGAAATCTCCAATCTTGCCGTTCTTCTTCAGAATATAAACTGCCCTTTTAATGATCTTTTCTAGGAACTCAGTCTGTAACCTGGAGAAAGCTGATCCTGCATCCATCACTAATTCTTGACCGCGCATTGACATTTCGGTAGCGGTCTTAGTGGGCGAGTCCATACCTCCATAAGGTTCCGCAAACAAACACTTGTTGATGCTTTCCCGGAGATTAATTCTTGACCGCGCATTGACATTTCGGTAGCGGTCTTAGTGGGCGAGTCCATACCTCCATAAGGTTCCGCAAACAAACACTTGTTGATGCTTTCCCGGAGATCCTCGATAACCAAATCTGAAACATTAAAGTCACCAGCTCGATCAAGTGGGCGCAGTGTTGGATTTGTATTATCATTAGAACCAACCGGAATTGCCGTACCTGGTTCCAGCGTAATGTTGTAGGGATTGATCACCCCATCATCTGTAACCGTATAGATCCCTGAAATCGCTAGTGCTGCGTTGCGAAGGGTGAACTCACTAACCTTATTGACGGTTTTTATCGCTGGCAATATCTGCATCACTCTACCTCTACCAAGGATTTCACCTGGTACAACCATCTCGCGGAATACGATCCAAGGAGATACTTCATAAAAGCGGACAAATACGAGCTTCTTTTGTTCTCTTTCGATCACGCATTGATAGTAAGCGTTCTCTTTTGGAGCGAATATAGTACCTTCAATCAGAGTTATCTTCTTATCTGGGTTGTCAGTGACTTTGTTTTTTGTTTGTTCTGATAATTCAGCACCCGGCCAGATCCGGTCAATATGCCTGGCGGGGACACTATGAGATCTCCAGACCGTTTCAATCGTTCCGCGTGGGCCTTCTTCTGGATATAGATCAGCAAGCGGAACTGCGGTGAAGTGCAATAATGAATCACCACCTGGTTCAGCTTCTTCGAGCATCAGAGCTCCGGTTGAAACACTCAGATCCAATAAAGCTTCATTAGCTTGGGTGGCAAAGTTTGAATGATTGATGTGATCAAACAGAATATCAGTGGCATCATCGAGATATTCTTGGATCTCGTCCTCCTCTTCATAGATCTCGGAGCCTATAACCAGCTTGGACCATTGTCTCCAGGGTGGTATCAAAGTAGCCTGGACTCTGGAGGCGAACTTCTGTACTCCAACCACTGCGGTGGAATCGTAGATGTCCACGTTCTTTTTTTGTCCTGGTGTATTTAATGAGAAATTCTCTCGCTGTGGCAAGGCCATCTCGTAACATTCTTTTAAATGAGTAATCCAAGGTTGTTTGCGAGCGACTGCGGCATCATACCTAACAATTAATTCTTCTACCGTTCCTAATTCTTTAGGAATAACAAATTTACTCATACACTAGCCCCCTAGAGTGTCTGTAATACCTCTTTCATCAAACGAAATTAACGATGCTCGGCCATACTTTTTGCGTCTCATAGCATTTTTTTTAGCTTTAATTTCATCGCTAAGTCTTACATCTTCCTTTTCCTGACGTACTTCAGCCTTCGTCTTGGCTGCTGGTGGTGGTGGTGGTGGAGATCGTCTGCGCCCCATATCTTGGCTCCTTTATCAAGTATTTAAAAAGTTGATACGGTCTATATATCCACCAGGTTTTAATTCCTCCAATCCCCAGAAGTCCTTTCATTTGCTCAACACAAGTGAAAAGAGTGGGCCAAGGATTTCTGATCCTGGAATGATTTTGCCGCACATTAACGTGAATTATAACACTACAATTCGTAACATTGACAACATTTTGTATCTTATCTTTTGGACCAAAGGGTAATATCTCGATAGTTGTAGCTCCTAGACGTGGATTAAATGCGATCCAATTGAAGCCATCCCAACGGACCGCCCACACATGACGAAA